CATTGTGTCGAGTATGTACTGCCTGTTCTCCTGCGTGTTGCCCTGAGAATCGACAGAGAAAGTAAATTCGTCATTGTAATACCAGTTGCCGTATTCGTCTTGCTCCAAAAAGTCATAACGGTTGAATTCAATGATCTCGTCTTCGCCCTCGTCGTTTTCGGAGGAATATTTCCTTGGTTCGTCAGCGTAGGCAAGCATATATTCGAACATGACGCGGTAGGTCTCGGCATAGAAATGTTCTTTCATTTTGATTTTGGATTCCTGCCGTCCCATTGCCCTTTGTACTTGAATTTGTTTTGCGACTCCGCTGGTTGCCGTTGGGTCTTGCTTACCTTGTGCAGTATCGTTGATTCCAAGAAGGGAACGAGCCTTATTATAAAGCCAATCGAGCGTTGCGATGTCCTGAGTCGGGTCGAATTTCAGCTCGATAGCCTTGATCATTTCTTTCTGGGACGGGTCGGTCAGTTCGATAATCTCGTTCTCTTGGTCGCCTACGTCACTATTATTGAGTTTAAAGGGTAGATCTTTTGGCTTCATCAGGTACGAGCCAGCGTTGAGACCCTTTTTCATCCACTTGGTCGAGATTTTATTTGCCTTGTCCTGAATATTCTCGATCAGACCGCAATCAGAGCCGCCGAGAACGTCCTTGTACTTAGAAACGTTCTTACGGGTAACAATCGGCCACGCTTTCGGAACGTAATATGGAATCTTTGTCGCCTCCATGTAGGTAACTTGTTTTACTTGCGTCCGCTGCTGCTCTCCGATTACGTTCATCTGGTCGTCAAAAACGCGGTCCATGACCGGGTAAAGGTTCCCCATGGTATCAGAATCGTAAACCGGCTCTTCGATGTCCATGTATTTTGGTGTGCCGTCTTCATTTCTGGCTAAACTCATAGCAGGAATAACCGAACCGTCTGAACGGATAATCTCTTCGGTCAGTTCCTCGTATTCCAGATTCCTCTTGACCCATTTTCGGGATCCGCACTTGCAGACCTTTTCGCCCGGAGGTTTGCTTTCTCCGCAAGCAGCGCAGACTTGTTTTCCTCTGGCGTTGTATTCGTCGTCGTCGATGAGGATAGTATCCCCGACCCATGAGAACATTCCAACGCCACCCTTTTTATTCCGATAAGGACAAACGACCTGTGTCACTGTTTCGTCAGTCTCGGTTGGGTCTGCGGTCTGAGGGTCTACGGATTCATCGGTCACGTCAACGCCGTACTGCTGTTTTATGAGGCTCTTGGTTTTCTCGAAGGTCATAAACTGATAATCCATCAGCTTCGTACGAAAAACGCCGTCTTGCGGTATGTACTGCAATGGATGAATGAGAAGGGAGTTAAGAGCCCCAACGGTATCATGCGTCTTTTGGGTGTTGTCCCACTCAATCAGCCGGTGATCGCCGCCCATAATCTTGGTGGTCCGCTCGTCCTCGTCGTTCTCTTCGTCGTACTTCAGGCGCTTGGTTTCAGCGCGGAGCATCTTTTCTGCGGTCTGTGCAAGCCACTTATTCCGCTCGGTAGGTTTGTCCGCCTCCGCTTTCGCTGAAGGAACGCTTGAATCAATCATAGTTTCAACGAGCTCCTGGGTGAGATTGAATAGGGTTTCGGTCTTCTTGCCTTTAAGAGGAACCATTGTGCCCTCATATTGCGACTGCCACCTATCGAAATGTGCCCTCGTGTCGCTGTAAGCGTTTAGGGCAACTTGAAACTTATTCTTAAATTCTTGTAATCTTCGTTCTGTTCCCATGGCTACCTCGCCTCCTGCGCGTATTCCCAAACATAACCACACACGGTTTTCTTGCTAGGGAGTTTTCGCACGACGTTGCTTATTGACTGCTGGCTTACATTCATTGCTCTCGCTGCATGGCTTACGCTTGGGTACTGCTGAACAAACTCTCCGCACAAAGTCTTTTGAATTACGGGTCTTCCGCTTGATATTCCAGAACGTTCCGCGCACGTTCCGTAGTTGGCATTATACGTCCTATCGCACCATTCCAGATTTTCAACCCTGTTATTCTGCTTGTTCTCGTCCTTGTGGTTGATTTCGGGAAGTCCTAATGGGTTTGATATGAATGCTTCAGCAACTACGCGGTGAGCCAAAAGCTGTTTTCTTCTGTTGTCGTCGCATAAGATTATTGAGAAATATCCCCATGCATTGACCTGCTGCTTTCTTGTTTTTCCTTTGATAAATTTCCCAAACTTATCGTATCGGTCAACGGATTTAATCTCTCCGTAGTTGCTGACGATGTATATTCCTTCAAAGCCCACGACGTCTTTCCAGGCTTCTTCCGTTGGGTTCGGATCGTAGGCATTCAGGGCGGTTTGGTATTTATTTTTAAATTCGGTTAATCGGGTGTTGTTCATTTAATCACCTTGCCTCCTCTATCCACTCATTTATTTTGTTTGTGGGGAGAATTACGTCACGTTTTAAAAGCTCTTTTGTTATCTCTATTGGTGTCATTATGCCGTCACGGACTATCACTTTTAATCCCTGTTTAATTGGAGCGTCAAACATTATCCCGTCGCAATTAGTACATAGTGTCGGAACGTTTACATACCCCATTAGAAACAGTGTCATTCTTTCCCTAAATAAGTCGCTCATAAATCCTCCTTATATCCCAGCGGGCTTGCCCCACATCTGAATCATCTGCTCTCGGTCTTCTTTTGAACCTCGCCAGTAATCGTCAAATTGGTCGGGGTTCCACTTGGCTGTTTTGGGCTTCTGCCCCTCAATTAGAAAGCTCTGCTGTGATCTGATGCTTAACGCGATACCGTATGAAATAACAAGGTCGTCGTGGCATCCTTCGGCAGCTTGTGGTCTGCCTTTGCTTGCTCCGTCTGTTGCTCTGACGAATGTCAGCATTTCTTCGAGGGTCTTTCTGTCGTTAATCAGGTCAACATTCTCTCTGACCATCACAACGGCTTCTGCAATGAGCGCGGGTCGTGTCTTCTTTGATGTAACCCAACCGAATGACTCCGTGAGCTCTCCGGTGTAGGTGTCGGGTTTCTCCCTAACGTATTGCTTCGGGTATTTTAACCGCTGTAGTCTTTTAACCGGATATGGCGAGTAATTGACTTCTATTCCGATTAAGGCAGTGTTGTAATAGATCCCCAAACAATAAACCTGATCTGCAAACATATCTTCATCGAATTGGTGATGCAGGACCGCTACTTGCTCTCCTGTGGCATTGTTTATTACATGGCAAGCGAAGAAGTCCGAGCCATCCCCGGCGGTATCTCCTGACATAACATACGGAACGCCTGGTTCTGGTTCTTTGTAGATTGCCGTAAATCCGTTGTCCTCAATGAACTTGATTGAGGTATCACGAATAAGCACTTCATTTGCTCGGCTTGAATACTCTGTGTCAAATAAAAAGGAACCTCTCTTCAAAGGTTCCGTCAGTTGCTTTAATCTGTCTGATATTTTCTGCTTGTCGAATATGGAATCACCGTACACGCCCCAATGACCAAGGCAGTACACGTCATAATAATACGGATCAGTCTCTTTGTATGACTCCAACAAGGCAATGTAATCATCGTCTAAGAATCGATTATCTTTGTAAGTGGTATGTATGATTCTGACGTTATCATCCTGGTGGTCAAAGAATCTTCTCTTAAGCCAGTGGTTAATGTCTATCGGGTTAAATGAGATGATTATTTGCTTCTTTGAACCTTTACCCCTAAGACGTATGTTTAACTGGTTAAAATCGGCTTCTAGCGTCTCTGAGGCCTCTTCCATCCATATGTCAGTAAGCTCTCCCTTGGCAAATGTGATGGACTTTAATTTCTCTGTGTCATCCAGCCCTTTAAAGATTGCACTATTTCCGGTTCTGATGCACGTTATCCTCAGATCGGACTCGTTGACTTTGAATAGCTGCGATAGCCCCCACTTTGAAACGATCTGTTTAAACAGTGCAAAGGTGGAGTCTCTGTTGGTATTGCCGACTGCTCTGACGACCAGCAGATTCATTAGTGGTCTGTCCATCATGGCCTTGATGTATCGCTCTGCTACGAAGTAGGATTTGCCCGAGCCAGCACCACCATAGAATATCAGGTATCGGTGAGTGTCATCCAGACAATCCAGATACGTTTCATTGAATGCCCGTTTTGGGATCTGGACTTTTATTTCTTCGGGCATCTTAGCACCTTCTTTTGCTTTATAGTTTGTGTCTCGGATGAAACACAGATTCTAATTGTTTTTGGGGTTATTTCCGCGCCTTTAAATCAATGTTGTTATAGAACCGCCTTGAAACATATACTTTTCTTTCGGAGGCCTGCCACCGTTTTGTCCCATTTTATAAACTCTCTTTGGCGCAGCTTCCCTTAAGTCCACTTTGTTGTAGAACCTGTGGGGCAATCCAAATTCAGCTTTATACCTCTTTCGGAATTCATATAGTGCAGTATGGTTTGTTGGAGAAAACCCAAGCACGGAAAGGCATTCTTTTGTTCCAATTTCCTCGTTGAAATACTTTTTGAGTGTCGGAAGTGCATCTTCGTACGATATGATTTTAGGCCTGCCGTTTTCAGAGGTTCTTCTATGTATCTTGCCATGCAGTTGTTTGTGGTGCTTCTGGCATACTACCAAAAGATTATCCATATTGTTATTTCCACCGTTAATAAGTGGCAGCACGTGATGTATTTCTAAATTCTTAGTTGTATTGCATGCAGCACACTTGTGCCCCTTGCACTCAAATACCGCTTCGCGCCACTTCTGTGTTAGTTGCTCCCGTCTGAATCTTTCAATTTTTGTTAATCTTCCCATGTTTTTCACCCCCCAATAAAAAGGGGGCGGTCGGTTGCTATCCGACAAACCCCGTGGTTTGCATAAATATTCATGTTTTTAGGTATTTTTCTATGGTTTTTGATGCTTTTATCCATACTTTTGCATATGTATAAAATCTGAATAAATCTGCCGTTTTGCATATCGTTGCAATTTCAACGTTTTTAAATCATACTGCGGCAACTATTCCGAAAAACTAAATTTAAGAACTAAGTAACTTCTGTATGAAAATGTTTAGTCATCAACCAACTCGACTTTAATTGTGCCGCCGTCTTTGCCGAAAATCTCAACCTTTTCCGTGAACATTCCCAGGTACTTGGCCATACTGTCCAGCGCGGTCTTTTTATCGGTCAACTTATATTTCTTGGTGTAACCGACGAAAACGCGATCCTCTCCAAATCCTTCGTAAACTTCCTGTATGTCAAGTCCGGCGACAGCAGCAGCTGTTTCATCGTCAAGCTCTGTGATATCTTTTGGTTTGCCGTCATCGTGGAATAATTTACGCGGATCAAAGAACCCGAGTTTCGCATATTCAGCAAGCACTCTTTCGATCGTGACCATGTTTCGGTTTTTGAATTCGTCCTGTAATTCCTTTAGCCTTGCCCTTATCTTGTCCTTAGAGGCTATTAAGCATGCTTTCTCATACGCAGTCTTATCTTTCATCTTTGAAGCGTCATAGGCGCATTTATAGGCGTCCACTTGTGTCTTGCCTTTAAACATCTCTTGGACGAATCTTTCCTCCTTGACTGTGAGCCTTTCTTTTTTCTCGGCGGCTTTCTTTTTTTCTTTTGACATGGTTTTCACCTCCCTGTTAATATTCTTAAATAATATATTTATATATACACTACAAACACAATAACAATAATAAATACTATGTTATTTATATATATAATAATATAATATATATAATAGGGCTTCTAGGTCTGCC